TCCTTTGCGATCTTTACCCAAGCATTGATTTGCCGTTCATACATCTGCCCAGCATTGTCGGCATAAGTCCAAATCGGATTACCCCGATGATCTTTCAGCGACCGCATCAAGCTAAGTCGATTCTTTGCTGATTGCTTTGAAAAGAAGAACTGCCCAACTCTTGCGCCTCGGCTCATTGCCGTTCCGTCATAAGCATCCACTGGTTTTAAATCTGAGTAAATGCGCCGGAATCCATCTTGGTTCATATAATCCTTTGACGCATCACCACGGAAAACCATCCATCCATTTTCTAAAGCAATCCGATGCACTTGGTTTGTATTGTAATTGCCATCTAAAAAGACCCGGCAAGCTCCGCCGCTTCCAAGTTGATGTTGTGGGATTTTCCACTTGTCGCAAGCTTCCCGAATTTCTGCCGTTGTTATTACTTTGCGACAATCCAAAAGCCTTGACCGCAAAGTTCCATCAACAATTGCCCAAGACCGGATTAAATAATAGTAATGATCTTTTTGAACGTCCACAGTGCAGAAGATAAATTGCCCGGCTGCGTCCCAAACTTCATTCAACTCATATCCGCCCATTGCATTTGCTTGAATGTCGGCAGACATATAATCATTGACCGCCCAACTTTCTGCAAGCCGCTTGCGTATAAAATTTTCTAAAGAATCAAGGTTGCCCCGTTCCCGGTCAACTTGTGAAAGCTTGAATTGTTCAACCAACTTTGGCCAAGGAATGTGCGCCATAGCATTGTAGTGAAAAAAATCTAAATTTTCATCACCATCCGGATTCAAAGAAATATATTTTCCAGAAAAGTTCCGCGCTTTCTGTTTTCCAATGTCAGCATTGAGTTTCCCGCCGCACAATTGGCATTCATAATAAACGGAAGCGGCCAACAATCCAAAATCAATTCTGGCATCTTCTTTCAAATATTCTTCTTTGGCTGCCCATCTCATCCCACCAATTGGCACTTCATCACCAACCGCTTTAGCTCTCCAGATATAAGGAATAAATTCTTTGCAACAATCACATTTAATGTGCCAAGTCTTTTGAGTCGATCTTTGCCACATCTCATCAATTTCACTGTTTTTGGTTTGGCCAGAAGTTGGCAAAAACAATTGACCGCTCCAAGCATAGGAACTCATCCGGTCTCGGATTTGATCAAGCCAATTATCTTTGTAAGCCCAAGCTTCATCACAAGTAATTCGCTCCAATGTCTTTGAATTTCTAGCCGCCAAGACATTGGCAGACAACAATCGGATTGCACCAAAGTTGGTTGAAGTAAAAAACTTTGTGCGCCTATAAGCTTGGTTTGGTATTAAATCCAAAACCGCATCAGTTGAATCAATCAATGGCGTGAATTTATCATCTGAAAATTCCTTTAGTGCTGCCTCGGTCAAATCATACATGGCCGCCCGTCCCGGTTCGACTTGCAAAGCGTAAAGATGCCACAACTGAGAAAGAAGCGTTTTAATGTGCTGCACTGAACCAATTAAACCAATGGTTTTTCCTCGGCATCTTGCCAATGATTGGAATGGCTCAACAATCAATGGATGATTTGCAGAATTAAATGAGCCATAATCAAGATTAATGTTTCGTTTTGACCATGTTATAGGATCAACTTTTTCATACTTTTTAAGAATCTGCATCAATCAAATCAATTCCTTTTAAATAATTTTCCCCGTCAGACTGAAAACACTCAACCACCCACATTGGCAACCGCACTTGACTATCTGATTTTGTCAAAGCCTTTAACCCTTCAAATATGCGACCGCCCAAAATGGCCGGAGAAAGCGTTTCATAAATTTCAGCAGGTGAAGATTCAGCGGCCAACACTTCTGCAATTTCTTTTATTTGCGCCCGAACACAAGCGTTGCCGCCATAAATCATAGCCCGAATAATCCGCTCAGCTTCCACTCGGTCAATGGTTTCTCCATTTTCCAAATCAAATTTCTTTTGATGCGCTTCAGTGCGCCTCATGCTTTCTTCGGTTTTCAGCAATAATTCATTCCAATACTTAATTTGGTTTTGATCATTGCGCCGAGCTGCCGCGCTCAATTTGCCGAAATAAAAATCCCTTAACTTTGTTTGGCTTTCAAATTCTTCTCCAATGTCTGCATCTGTTGTTTCATCAATTTCAGTAAAACCTTTTGCAATCTGCCAATTGATGAAATTTTTTGGAATGTTCTTTTGCTTCATGACAAAAGCATTCATTCCTTCATCATCATGAAACGGAGCATCAAGTTTTAACCACCTGTTAATTGTCCGAACAGAAACAAAATATTCTTTTGCCATTTGCTCAATGGTTCTGGTTTCCCGGAATCCATTAGCCTTTGATTCTTCATCGTCTAAAGTTCTTTTTTCCGATGCCGTCAAAGACTTCCCGCTTTTAACCTTGGCAAGAATGTTAGCAATGTTGCGCTTTCGGATTGCATCAAATGGAATTTCAATTGCCATAAATTAAATTCCTCCAATTGGAATATTCACGTGCTTTGCATTCAACAAATCAGATATTTTTTTAGGAGGTATTTTATAAGAAATGATTTTTTTCCCCCACTTAGCCATGATTTTTTCGCATTGTTCAATTTCTTTTTCTTTTGACCTGCTAGAAACGCAACCACCTTCATTGCCTCCATGTTCACACATATAATGGAATTTATTCCACCGCAAAATTTTCCTGTATTTGTTCAACTGTTGCAATGCCATGTCATAATCATCCTTTGCACCAACGCTTTCATCAAACTTAAGATCATGCGGCAAATGCCCTTGGAAAGGTCCAAGCGATATTTTGCCCAAAGAAAAAGGAACAAACTCTTTATAGATTCTATTGTCTTGGTTTTGCGCCAATCCCCACATTTTTGCGCCGAATTGATCACACAAATCAAAAGACTTTTCTATAAAGTCATTTACAATTTTTGGATTCATATCAATCCGTTTAGTGCTGCCGGATGGCCTTGCTTCATAATAGCCCAAACTAGAAACATCATCATCCAACATGACCAAAGGGCTTTTCATGTTTTTTAAGATCCAATTTCTTTTCTTTGCAATGTTGCCATCCTCTGAATCTGGCAAACAAATCACCCGACTTGAGCCAACAACTTTTGCATAATCATCACGTTGACTTTCTGGAACAATGTAGATGGCACTTTTAAAATATTCAATGCCCAACAAATTCAAATGCCTTTTATAACTTGGAATGTAAATTTTCATTTCAAAAACTCTTTTCCATTTATTACTCGGCCAACTCCAACCTTTTGACAACCCTCAGCTGGATCAGCAGATTTTACTTTTTTCAAATTAAATTTATCAGTTGCAACCTGCCAATCCAATTCATTGTCAAAATAGAGAACAATATAATTGTGCGAAAGCATCAAATCTTCAGAAAAGAGAACTTCTGGTTCTTCTTCTTCATCTTCTTCAAAAAGCTTTTCAATCTCTTTTTCACTAAATCCAGTAATTTCAAGATCCACTCCATCACTCATTAATTCTTCAAATTCTGCTTTCAATGATTCTTCATTCCACCCGGCATTCAATGCCAACTTGTTGTCAGCAATCACATAAGCTTTGCGTTGTGCATCGCTCAAATGGCTTAACCTAATACATGGCACATTTTCCATTGAAAGCTTTTTAGCTGCCATCAATCGGCCATGCCCCGCAATCACTCCATTGCTGCCGTCAATTAAGATTGGGTTTGTGAAGCCAAACTCTTTGATGCTTTTAGCAATTTGAGCCACTTGGTTTTTGTCATGCGTTCGACTGTTCCCGGAATAAGGCTTTAATTCCTCAATTTTAAACTCTTCAATTTTTTGTGACATAATATTAAATTTTTATTTTGTGTAAAAAAACGAATGAAGTCCTCTTACCCAAGCTGCTCAATTTTTTAATAGATTCCTTAATGGGGGGTGGTTTTTTACAATTAGTTGACATATTTTTTACAATTAATTTACAATTCACTGAATTTTCAATGATTTTTTGAATTTTCAATATCAAAACAGCTTTTTTTCAATGCATCCAAACCACTGCGCAGCACCTCAGACTTTGAGTTGCCTGTTGCATCTGCCAAGGCTTGCAGTTGATCAACGCAAGCCCAAGACATGCGGAATGAAACCATCTTGCCAGTTTTCGTTGTGTTGATTTTCTTTTTCTTTTTCTTCTGCTTCATATCGCTGGTTGTATTCGATGCTGGTTTGCCGTCAATACTTATGTAATACATATTGGTTTGGTTGGTTTGGTTGGTTGGTTTGCTCGTCCATCACACTAAAGGAAAATGATATGGATGATGTAGCAAGCTCAGTGTGGGTAATAAATTCCCCCCACGCGCTTTCTGAGTGCTGTTTTGATGTGATATATTAATTGATTATGATATATGTAAGACCGCATTGTTAATGGCCTAGATGCCCGCTCTATCATATTAGATGCCCGCTCTATCATCATGCGATAGATGAATGCAATTATGCACCGCCCGTTTAAATTATCTATTCAGCCGCTTTAGCCTTCTTTTCATTTGGCTATAACTGATTCCCCTATCACTTGCCGCCTTTGATATTGATTTCCCCACATTAATTGCTTCAAAGTCTTCAATGGCTTCGGCCTCTGCTTGCCTTTTCCACTCTTCCCGGCTTCGGCCATCCCGGTTGCCCTTCCTTTGCCTTTGCGACCCGTCAACGGCTTCAACGGCCTCAGAAATAGCCTTTATTTCCTTAGCCTTTGACTCAAGGTAATCAAATAAAGATGAAATTGATTCTTGATTGATCATTGGTAATAGGCGTTCTCAACCCTGCCAGCATCGTTGACCATCTTGGCAATCTTGATGCCGCCAATCTCTTTGACTCGCCGAATGAATTGCACCTTGGACAAGCTAACATCCAAATCATTAAAGAATTTAGCATTCTCTTGACCTTCTGGCATCTTCAAAATCAATGAATTGTCATTGTCAATTTTCTTGAACCCCGGCTTTGCTGCCCTTGTTGCGTCTAAGTCTTCAGACAATACCCAATGCGGGTAATCCCATCTAGACACAAATGGTTGAGTTGCAGGGAATGAGCGAACAACAGAATCAACTATATAACAGCCTTCATTCTCATGGCTAATAATCGAGATCAGCCCATCCATTTCCCCAACAATTGATGATGCGCCCCGGAAGCGGTCAATCACATCCTTCCCAGCCTGGCCGCCTTTGCCAAAGTGATGAATCAAAATTGGAGTAATTCCATGCTTTGCAATCATCTCATCCATCCAAGAACCAATTACTTTCATGGCTGAATTGTCATTTTCATCATCTGCGCTGTTGAATTTGTAAAGGCAATCTAAAATGACCACATCAAACTGGCTAGCCTGTATTGTCTTTAGCACCCTGCTTAGCTCTTTAGTGCTGCGCACATCGTAATGCTGCCGCAGACTTATGGTTGCCAAATTATGTGGCACATCCCAATTGCAAGCCGATGCACAACGCTCATTCAATTCCCACTCATGCAATTCAAAATCCACATAAAGAACCTTTTGCGGGATAGGTGCTGCCCACTGCAAAAATGGTTTACCTGCCGCCATGCACGATGCCAGAGACATTGCAAAGTGAGACTTGCCAGCCTTGGCAACGCCACCAATTAGCATCTTTGATTTGGCATAAAGCAGCCCGTCAATTATTACATCTGGTCGCCTTGCCTTGGCTTCATCCATTGACCTTGGCCGCCCTTCATTTCCAAAATTTACATTGAATGTTTGCCGTTCAACATTGTTGGCAATCAATTCCTTCAAACCTTCAGTTGTCCAACCTTCAGCAACCGCATCGGCTGCATCCCAGCCTTCTGCCTTGTCGCTTGGCGCATCAATCAGATTGCCTTGTGTGATATCTTGCAATTGCTTTGCCGATTCTCTGCCCGGAGCATCATTGTCTGCCCAAATTGACACGTTCCTGCCTTCCAACACCGCCCAGTCTGATTGATTGATTGCCTTGCAACCGCCAGCCCATGACAGCACCACATGGTCTGGCAATTTGGATGCCAATGCATCTGCCGCCTTTTCACCTTCAACAATGACAACATCCGCGCCGGGCATCTTGTTGAGCAATTCTCCCCGATAAAGCGGCCTTGGCGCATTGAATGCCTGCCACTTCCAAGTGCATCGGCCTGTTTTCTTGTGGCGCATCCAGCTAATTTGACTGATTCGTTTGCTGCCATCTGCCAAATCCCAACGCATGATTGCCCCAACTGGATTTGCCTTTAAATCAGCATATTTGTAAACAATATCCGCTTCACCATGTTCCCAATGTTCTGGCATCTTAGTTTCTGGAATTGTCAAAGCGTGTTCCCAATCTGATTCAGAAACAATTGGCTTGGTTGCTTTCTGCTTCGGATTCATCCGCACAATATTGACAGTTCCCTCTAACTCTTTACCAGCTTCACCTTGTGTAAGGCTATAAACTGCCGCATAAAGTGAGATAAGGTCACCGCCCTTGTCTTCGGTTGCATGATCATACCATTTGCCAGTTGATAAGTTCACGGCCATTGAAGATCCAATTGAACCATCAATGCCCCCAATCCTGTATGAGCCACCATTTACCTTGCCGCCGGGCAGCCATTCGTTGCAATAGCTTTCCGCGCTTCCAATTAACTTAGCGTTGATCTCATTAAAATCAATTGGGTTTGTAATAATTTGTTGTGTCAGCTTTTCATCTTCATCAGTGGCAATATATTTCATAATTTATTCTTCTTCTTCTTCGGTGTGTTGTTGGATTAATCCGAGCCTTTCAAGGTTCGGGAATTTCTTTGCCCGGCAATCATCAAGCAGCTTTGCCTTCTTTCTGTAATTCTCAAAATTGCCCATTGTTCGATCTTCCAAAGATTCAAAGTATCGCATGAGGCTGGAGGCTTCTCTCATTTCATTTTCCATAGTATCAATGATGTCAATTTTGGTTTTGTTAAAATTATTTTGATGTTGAAATTCAAACATCAAAAGCCTTTTCTTCTGCCATATTCTGCAAGCAATGCGGCATCTATTAATCCGTCATGCGGCTTGCTGCATCGGTCAGACTTCAACCAACTTTCTTCTGGCCAAATCTGCATTGCAGAATTTAAGGCCGCCGCCTTGGTGTTAAACTTTTGACCCTTTGGCATCTTTGGTTTGCTCCAAAATTCCTTCTGCCATTTTTGACTCAAAACAATTTGATGCTTCAAAAAATTTGAAACCAACAATGTTTCAATCACCGCAAATGAATAAGTCATTGATCTTAAACCTGCCGCGCTTGGAGCATGGCCGCCCGGATTTTCAACAATAAAAACTTGATTGCCCGGATGCCGCCAAATTTCTTTGAACAGATTTGATAGTTCAAGCAAATCAATTTTGCGGCCTTTGCCGTTTGGGATTGTCGGCATGGGCATTCTGCTCATCAATTCGCCGTTCTGGTTAATCATTGCAATCCCGCCATCCAGCCCGCAATCAATTCCAAAGTAATAAGTTCCATTGTCCGTGATATTAACTTTCATTTTTGTTTTCTTGGTCTTTGATAATTACCCATTTTAGCATTTTTGCGCCATAATGAATAAGTTGTTGGGTGGATGTTTACGATAATGCAAGCGGCCTTTGAACTTTCCCCGCCATCTCTCAATTGATCAACTTCAGCAATTACTTCAAGCTTTTCATTGTCTGAGATCAATTCTCTTCGGCTTCGGAGCTTTTTTACTTCAAAAAATTCACCCGTCTTTTGCCTGTAAGCTTCATTTTCGGCAAATTCCTTAGCGATCCGATCATGCGCCCATCGCATGAATGTTGTTATAGATTCTGAATGATTCATATTTGTTATTCTTGGATTAAGCCAGTGCCGTTGCAGGCATGGCAGGTTGGAAATTCATTAGTGTTTGGGTTGCCGGGCAATTCGCCATACCCATCGCAAGCTAGGCATTCCTCCGGTTCTTCTTCTTCTGTTTTCATTTTATAAATTAGTTTGTTTTGTTTGACTTGGTTTTAGTTGAGCTGCCTCCATTCTGATTATCTCGGCCTTTACTTTAACCCAATACTTTTCGGTTGCTTGCTTCTTAAACCCGTTTAAACCGCCGTTGTGGATTCTGGCAATGTCTTGTGCCGTTGCCTTGTGTCCCAATCGCTTTTCAGTGGCATAGCGTGCCATGTAGGCTTTAGTGATCTCAATGGCGGTTGCTCGGTCAAATGCATCTT